ATACCTTGATTTTTGCCGATGTTATTTTCAAGTAAGAATTGCAAAATAGAAATATTACCCGCTGCACTTACTTTACGAGCTACTAAATATTTGTATTTTTCAGGTGGTACTAAGATATGATTAGCCATACCAGATAAATCATATTCAGAAGCTGCCCAAGTAGCGTTCATAACTTCATTAATATCATCTAAAATTTCATCAGGTGTTTTATTTGCCCATAATGTGCTACCAGAAGCACCAGCAGCAGCAGAACCATGAGTAACATTTGGATTGTTTACAATGCCATATGTACCAAGGTTAGGGAACCCAACGTATACGTTACGGTCCATAGTTTTGTTATGGTTTAAACGAATACCTTTATCCAATAAATCATCAAGTGAGCGTCCGATATTTTGTAATTTTTGTTGATCAACAAAAGGTACTTTTAAAATATGTGCCCAACTAAATACTTTGTAAATGTCTTTTCCAATATCAGCTTGCATCATTGGAATACTATTAGTTTCGCCACCAATAATACCACCGTCAGCACCTGCGGAAGTTGCATATGATACGTTATATGCAGATACGTTTTCAACGAAACCGCCACCAGTTTTAATTACAATATCGCGTGGATACGTAACACTAGTTAATGGTTCACGTAGTTTTGGATCACGTTTTTCAAGCTCACCAACTAAAAACGCAAGACCACCGCTAGTAGCAGCATCTTGCGCTCTTAATGAAGCTGGGATTTTTAAAGTACTCATAGGAGCACCATTATTAAAGTTAAACAAATTTTATTCCTCCTTTATTACGCATGTCTCGTAAGAATTGTAATTTCTGCGATGTTATTAGCATCAATATTTCCAGTTGCAAATACTACATTATTAAGTAAAATTGTAGTACCACCATCGGATGCAGCAGCAGCTTCAAAACCGCCAACTGGTGTAGCAAGAGAACCTGCAACTGTACGCAAGTAAACTGCGCCACCAGCAGCAGTAGGCGTGCCATTTTGAACTTGTACACAAATTCCACCACGTGTAAGAATATCTGCTTGTGTACCGGGTTTATAATAGCCAGCAGGAGTATAGTAATCTTGTGCTTGTTTAACTTCACGAATTGCAACCCCTGCGAATTGTGCTGCCGTATTACTTGCACCAAATTTACTAACCGTGTTGTCAGAGTTTAATACTACAGGATCGCCAAACGCTACATTTACTAAATCAGTAGCAAGTACCCCACGATTTAAAATAATGCAGTCCGCGTTACGAGCGAAACTGCCGGGATAACCAATATTCATTGTGATTCCAATTGAGCTACCAGGCATAATTATTTACCTCCTTTGTTGTTGTAATGTGGATTGTATTTTAATTTCCATTCTTCTCCAAGTTTGCTAGGATCATCTTTAGAATCCTTCGCTTTTGGTTTCATTGGTTGAAGCATAGCTTTGTAAGCACCCATTGGATTCCCGCCAGTTGATTTAAGTTGTTCGCGGAATGTTTTAGCGAGTCTATCTTCTGCTTGCTTACGTTCTGCTGGATTTTTAATTGCCGCAATGGTTGGGCGAATTGCTGAGATTGCCATTTTAATTGCTGCGCGACTATCTGCCCCCGAAATAGGATTTTTAGGAAGTTCTTCACCTGTTAGCGTTGGTGCTTCATCTTGCAACTGTTCAGGATCAATAGTAACTGCCGATTCATCGTCATAGTCAGGTTCAATACCTTCTGATAATGTTTCTTGTTGTTGTTCTTGTGGTGTTTCAAGTTCAGCTACTAATTCATCTAATGCACTTTTAGGTTTTGGTAAATCAGCATGTACAGCTTTATCGCTTTGTTCAAGAGCTGTAAGCCGTTCAACAATATTATTTAATAGTTCGATTACTTTACCTTCTTGTGATGGTTGTGGTAACGGTTCTGCATCTTTACTTGTAACGGTCGTTTGCTGTGGTTTTACCATTCCTGTTGGTTCAGCATCTTCCGATTTTTCATTCTTATGCATCATTTCAGATGCAGCCGCTATTTCTTCTGGTTCAGCATCCACGGCAAAAGCCTTGAACATTTTACCTAAAATAGTGTCTTTACTTAATTTTGACATTTTTTTACCTCCAATATTTTTTGGTTTTTCATCTTTAACAGCTACTCTACTACCAGCTCTACCCTCGCGAACAATTGCAACATGGTTACCACGAATATTATTTTGTGTAAATTTGGCATCTTGTCCTTCGATTGGTATGCAATCATAATCGTAGCCGCCTGATACTTCTCGTTTACCTGCATCTATCTCAGATATTAAATTCGGATCATATACAATTAAATCTGCTAAAAGCAAATCCGATTCATTATCCTTGCCTTGCCTTACATTAGTAGTTACGCCTTTCATGTATGCATTTATATTGCTAGGAGATAACCATACAGGTGGATGTTCATCTGTCACTGGCTTTCCTTCCCAACTAGCAATTGATGCAGAACTAAAGACTTCCTCAGGGCTTCGGTATAATTGAGCAGGTATATTGCCTGACGCACCAGCAATTTCTTCTGATAAGTATTCTTGCCAACCAGTCCTACCAATTGGCGCGTTATGACATATCAAATATCCTTCCGGTGTCTTTGTCATATTTGGACTAAATCTACTGCCGTAATATGCTCTTGACAGTTTGATCACCTTCTTTAAGACATAAAAATAAACTGGTCTATTTAACCAGTTTTAAAATAAGATTATTTATACTTCTTCGAATTCGATTGTGTAGCCAAACGTTCCACCGGAAGGAACAGCACCGCCATTTAAATTAATTGCCAAGCCTTCTGCAATTCCGTTTAAAATAATAGCCTTATCATTTCTATTAGCAAAGTCAAAAACAACTGTTCCTGCTGCACCAGCTACACCAAAGTTAAGTAATTGAGCAGATAATGCAACACCTGCACCAAGACTAGTTGGATTAGCTGTATATATTTTTGCAACTGCTGTCGCTGCGGTATCAGTACTATCAAATTGACCAATTGTAGATGTTGTTGAGGTGCCAGCCGTATTAGCTGCTGTACGTTTTGTTAATAAAACTTGCATTGTTCCTGCCGTTGTTGCAACCCCAGATACTGTTACACGTTTTACTTTTACTGTTTTTGTTGCTGATCCATAAAGAGTTGCTACATCGGTAGGTGTTGCCGCTGGTGTATTCCCTACGCTTGCAATACCATAGGTTGCCTTTGTTGGTTCCTGAGATTGTGTTGGTAATGGATTTGTTTTACTAACCGCTTGTGTACCAACTACAACTTGAATGTTATCACTAATCATTAATTTTATTCCTCCTTTAAATTACTACGCTTCTCGTAGTTCCAATTGTAAAATATAAATGTGTCCCATCAAATTCAAATGTTCCAGATAGTGCTCCGGCTGACACTGCGCCAGATGGTAACAAAGTGGATGATCTAATCCTGATTGGGGCCATAGTTAATGGTGAAGCACCAAGTCCACCGTTTAAAGTACTAGCACCACCAACACCAGTAGATAAGTATTCAATCGCTACGAATGCAAATCCACCTGTACCAGCAACTGCTGGTGATGCTGTAGTTATGATTGGAACGCTAGATAACACCGACACTCCACTCGCTGTTGTTGTAAATGCCGCTACTGACGTAGTAGTTAATGCTACTAATGAACCTACATAAACGGCAGTGTTCGCAACAACAACTTGACCTATTACAGCGTCAGATGTATGTGTAAATGTAATCGCTCCACCTATCGCCAAAGCTACGTTGTTTGGATTGTCTAATTTAAATGACACACGGTTAGCAATAACACTTCCAGCCGCTCCAGTAGTTGCATAAAAGCAACGTGCTGTTGAATTTGATGCTGTTACACTTGAATTACCATCAACAATTTGTAATTTACTAGATGCGTTTGTATTGGTCCATACTATTGCATCACCTGCACCAGACGTTGATTGACTATTAACAAAACAATTAAATAATTGCAAGTTTAACGCTATTGTACCGCTAATAGCTAATGTTGTTCCAGATGCAGCAGAAGAAGCATTTTGAAATACAATGTTGTCACAAATAACTGTACCTGTAAAACTAGCTACGTGATTACCTGTAATATAAACTCCATACTGTACGCTACACGTTAAATTTACACCAGCTTTAAATGTAATACTTTCCGCATATGTACCGGGAAATATAAAAATAGTTGTTCCTGAACTTGCAACCGTAATAGCTTTACTAATCGTTAAATAAGGTAAATTTGCACTACCATCACCTGTGGTATCATTGCCATTTTTACCAACATAAATATAATTTGTTGGCTTAACCGCGCCACTTAACCCTGTAAATAAATCCGCTATATTCACTATTTCACCTGCTTCGTTTAGCATCCTTCCTGTCATTGGTGGTATATTATTAATACTTGGGTTTCCTATCGTCATAGTTTTCTCCTTTCATTAGTTTCAGGGGGATTAGCCCTGTATAGACAAGGATCACCTCCTTAAACCAATTATTGAATCAACGCCCGAAATAGGTCGAACATCTTGTGATTTCCTTGCATTAGATAAAGATGCGGCAATCGCTTGTTTTTGTGGATGCCCTGAATTAATCATTTCAGAAATGTTTTTAGAAATGGCTTTTTGTGAACTTCCAGATTCCAAAGGCATTATAATCACCTCTTAAAATATTTATTAAAATACTTTGTTGCTCTCCCAAAATTATGGTTACATAATGGGCAATGATGTTCTCCTGTAAAAAATATTGCAAACAATCTAAATAAACCATACGGGATTAAAAAATATCCCTGCGTGATTGCAGAGATAATAAATAATGCTATATAACTAAGCTGGATAGATGACTTATAGATTGGGGTTATGTCTGTTTCACATTGTGGACATTTCATACCATAACACCTCGCATATCATTTCTTTGATTATCTAACATTTCTTTAATTTCTTTTAATTTTTCATCATTAATTTCAATATTTATCGAAAGTGGCTTTATCTTTTGCAAACTAAATGCTATCGATATACTTTTAAATCCGCATTCAGGACATTCTATAATCGTGTTAGTCAATGTATCTCTATTTGCATATTTGCCTGTATCTGCATTGCAATGAGGGCAATATAATTTATTATTCATTTCGCATTATCTCCTTTTGGGCAAAATAAAAAGAACACCTAAAAATAAGTGTTCTTTGGTAATCGTATTAAGTTAAAGTTTTTAATATTTAAATTAATTGTTTCTTAGCATAATCTAATTTGCAATATTTATCTTCTTGTAAATTAGATATTATATCTTTATAAATATTCTTCATTGTATTTTCGGTAAATTCACTTCTCCATGCATTAGATAACGCTATAGATACTGCTTTTACTATTTGCTTTGGTATTAAATCTTTATTTATTATTAATTTATCATTTAAGTATATATTGAATGAAGTTGTTCCCGTAAATCCTATCCTATAATTATCTTTTTTATAATAAAAATAATCTGTTAAAAATTCCACATTATCACCTCATAGTTTTGCATTACATATAGGACAAACACAATCGTCACTGCTTCTAAACATGCCACATAACAGTTTATAGCCTAAATAGATAACAAGGAATATGCCACCACTTAGCAATGTTAGTGCTATTACTAGTAGCCAGTTTACACCTTTGCGATTTGATATAGGTCTAACTTGTCTATTGCAATATTTACAGTATTTCATAACATTACCAAATTCCCATTTTTAATTTCATAATAATGTTCATCATATTTATAATCTAAAAATTTACATTTTACAGTTCCAATATTTTTAATTGCGGTATATAATTCTATATCTTTAAGCGTTTCAAGTTTTTCCATTGCTTCTTGTTCAGTTATATCTCTAATTATAATATATGAATCAATTTGATTTGGATTTATTATTTCATCTTTATCATTAACTTTAGAATATAAAAACCACGCCGCACGATATGGTGGTAAATTACCTTCTAATTCAACTGTTACTGTTTTTATGAATTTTTCTTCTCCGTCTGTATTTGCTTGTGATAAACCTTGTCTTTGAGAATTAATTGACTGTTTAGCTTTCTTTATTTTTTCATTATCAACTTTATAAAATCCATTATTAAACATCATAACACCGCCTTATCAGCAGATGTACAAAGTAAAGATTTTTCAAGGTCAGCTATAATTTTTTCTGTTAATTTAGGATCGCTTATTGTTGGTACCTTATCTCTTTGTTCACATAACCCAAGTTCAGCAAACATATCGTACATTTCAGGACTAACTATTGCTGGATTATCTGCACTAAAACATCCTTTTAAAATAAATTCACATTGTTTCTTTAACTTTAATTTTTCTTCATCAGTCATATTGCCAAGAACGCTTGTCGACATTCATAACACCGCCTTAGTATTATTTGCCTTATATAATGTGGCAGGAGACAGGCTATCTCCGTTCGGTCTGCATAACCTAGCCACACATGTATTATACTATATATTTCCTATTTTTATCAATTAAATATACTGGATCACATAAATTAATTATTTTATCATTATCACAACAACTAATCTGTGTATGGCTAACGTTTAACCGTTCGTAATATATGCTTGTTTTTGTATTTACGCAAATTGACATATTATCATAAATAACCGAGAGAGATATTGTTGCCTTTTCGTTAAAATACGTTCCTAAATATTCATGAGTATCGCAATCATGTATTGGTATCCCTATTTTAGATTTTATTGTTAAAATATCATCTTCTTTAGCACCATGTTTATATCCATAATCAATAATAACTCTGAATTCATCTAGTATTCTAACGACTTTCATAACTACATAATCTCCTTGAATTTAGCTTTAGTCATCATCTGAATTTTACCTGCATGATAAACTTTATGTGGAAAAGATATTTCGTTAATATCAAATACTACACTTGCAAAGCATCTACAATTAAATATTTCGCCTGCATTGTAGTGACCATATGACGCTATGCCGATTAATGCTTCTGGACTAGGAGGATCATTATAATTAACTAAGACACCATCCATATAAGCATGAGATTTACGGACTCTACCATCGCCATATTTACCATTTCCTCTATTTTCATGCCCTATGGCTCTCCATATATACCAGTTAAAGCCTAATCGTTCTGCTCTAGATTGCACTAGTTCAGATGATGCCTTTGCAGATTCAGTTCTAGCAATCAATTGAGCTTTACCCTTAGTCATGTGTGGGAATAGCTCTTTTAATTCACTAGCAATCTGTTCTGGTCGTCTACCTGTAATTTGTGCTTCTGATATATGTTCAACCATTTGTTCAGCCATATCAATTGGTGCTGATTTAATATAATGTACGTTTCTTTCAAGTAAACTTTGAAACATCATATCGTTATCTGTTTCATTGCGAAGTAATTCAAATACTTCTTTACCATGTGTTGATTTTCTAGCGGCTGAACGCCATGACTTAGCCGTATCTATGCGAGTCATCGTTATCATTCGATAAGCTGCTGTTGTAGCATAATCTTTAAACCATTTTGATTTAATCATTTTATTTGCCATATTCATAATTGCATCACGTTTACGAGAGGTTATTATCTGAGTACTAAATTGGTTGAATAGGTTCGTTAGTAGCTTCTGGTAATCCGTCTCTATCCGGCGTTGTGGTTTCCATGTCATTAAACATTCCTACCTCTCCGGGCATCTGAACTTCATCGTCAGCATTTTCAATATCTTCATCTGTAATATTGGTAAACATTCCTGTAATTTCTGATTGTTGGCGAAGTTCTTTTAATGCTATCTTTTGACTAATTAATCCACGATCAAATGCACCGCCAATAGTTTCAGCAGACCTAGAACCTAAATCAGTTTTATCTTTCTGTGATATGCTTGCAATTGGATTAAAGTCATAATCTAAATCATCAGGGATGTATCCCCATTCGCTTAATGCCATAATCGGTAATAGCTTATCAATTACGGGCGAAAGGGTTGATTCTTGTTTCTGACTAATACTATCATAATAAATCTGTAAATCAGATTCGCCAGTTGCATTCATTCCGGCAGGTGAACGACCAAACAGTTTAGTAGCTGGTATTTCTGCCGCTCCTGATATATCCATCATGAATTGTTCGTATACGTCACTAAGTCCAGCGAATGAATACGCTTTAGAATCTAGTGCGTCGTCAGCACCTAACGCCAACATGCCTTGGTTGCTCATGAGCCAATTTTGTGCTTGTACAATGTTATATAAGTCTTTTTGTGCCTGTTCATCACCAATAGCTAATATTTGATCTAAGTCTTTCATTTTAAGTGTAATTAGATATGCTCTAAAAATCAAGTTAGCAATGTTCCATGATGTGTTATCACGTTTGCGAAGTTCATCGTAAATATGTTCAATTTCCGATACTCCCCACATTACTTCCGCTTGTTTCTCCCAAAATGGCACATCGCGACCAATAAATCGTAATACACGTGAATGATGTACTGTGAATACCTTGCCGTCATTTGTAGTCACACGATAATCTTCAGGTAAACCATATTCAACATCTCTTGGATCTTCTACTAAATTAGTCCCCGGTGAAATTCCAGACCAACGGTCACGAACCAATAAACCACAATAACTACCGGGTAAAATTGTTTCATAATCCAAAGGTTGATCTAGTATATCCTCATGTCCCTCAATTAAAACAATAGCGGCTGCACCACCGTACAACCGCCCCCATTTCATTGCTTCTAATATTTTAGCTTTAGTACTTGTTTTCTTTTCTGTTTTTCTAAATCTATCTAATAAATCAGGTGCAATCTGTGTTTTAACCGTATACCAATTCTTACAGCAATCTTCTGGAATTGTATCTATGATTCTGCGTACAATCCAATGACTACGATAAAGGCTTTGCATTAACTGGTAATTACGAGTTAACCGTACTAATGGATATTCAGTTGATTCCATAAGTGAGTTTGTCCCAAAACCAGTTCTAGCGGCAGCATTCGCAAACGCATCATAAGCCTTTTGCTTTCGTTCAGGTTGCTGCACTTTGTTATCAGCTGCCTTTATATTTCTGTTTCTTTTCTTCATGTGCAGCATCGACCTCCTTAACTATTAGCTATTCTTCTAGGTGATATTACCGTTTTTACTAGATATCGTGTTAAATCCATACAGTGATCATTTTCTTTTAAAGGAACATCTTCGCCATTCTTGCCTTTTTTCTCATCCCAAATATAGCTTGATACTTCCAACCTAAAATTAGTACATCGTTTATGCACTCGTATTAAACGTTTCTGTATCATACTTGCAACCATATGTATACCATCTAAAACCGCATTATCAGCATCTTTGGTTCTTATATGTCTTTGATTGCATTCAGCTTTAAAACTAGCTGCCGATGGATCAATAATGCATCCTGAAAGCGATTTAATACGCCCAATATTATCTTTACCGATAAAATTCTCTAAATCATCTGCATACTGTGCATCGGTTTTCTGTGCGCTTTCTGTACGGCCCGAATAATAATATTCTTCATCAAACCATAATGTTTTACCATCATCATATATTTTCATAAACGCCATAGGATTTTGTGTCCCATAATCAATAGATACGTAATGTCTTGAAATTCGTTCTAAGTTTAACGGCCTTGTTTCATCATCATAGGAGTTTTCTTCTTCGTCCCACATATCATAAATAAGACCTTCTGCATTTTTGCGAAGGCCAAGTATATCACGTTGATACCATATTGATTTTTTATTGTACGTGCGAAGTATTTCGCGTATTTTATCAGATGATAAACTAAGATTATCATGTATGGTAAAATGTGCGTAATTGTAACCATAACTAGGATATTTTTTATTGTTAGTTTCATGTATATTTAATATTTCAACATAAAAATAATGTAATTCGGCTTTAGGATTTAAATCGAATAATATCTTGCGTAGTGAACTTGATATGGTACGGTCAAAAACTTCCTTAATAAACGATTGAGCACACTCATTAGCTTCGGATATATAAGCACTTCCAAGTGTTAACCCTTTAATAAATCTTTCATCACCGTTTTTACCACCACCACTGATAAGTATAACTTTTTCGCCGTTGACTGTTTGAACAATCAACGCATCTTTATCTTGATACTTTCCTTGCCTACAACGACCCTTAAAGTAGTTAAGCACTCCGAACCCATTGCTATCAATAATATTAAGTTTAGCAGTTGCTACCGATACACCAGCGGCTAAATGGAGTTTGTCTGGATGGTTTTCTATTATGGCACACCATGCAATGATGTTTATGACGTTTTTCGAAGCACGTTTACCTAACCACCCTCAGCAACATTTAACCAGTTATTAGGAATTAAGCATTGTTTTATGTAATTAGCTTGCTTCTCACAAAAGTTAGAATAGTTAGCCAAGGGCGAGATCACCTCCAGAATCATCAACACTATAAAGCTTTGAAAATCCCTTGTATTTTTGCCATTGCAAATCAGGCAAGACAATGTTTGATACTTCATTTTTTTCATAGATATAAATCGTATTAAATCGTGGTCTAATCTTATCTATCAAATATATCTCATATATTTCCATGTCTATTTTAGTTGGTAATGGACAATAAAAAACAGATGTTACATTGTCGTAGCACTCGCTCGGCAAATGTCCATCTGTTCTAAAGTGTGATATCATTCTAGCTTTTAATCTCTTAGTTTTTCCTATGTATATGGTTTGATTGTATTTATTAAGAAATTTATAAACAAAATACTCTTTCTTACTATATCGCGCTATGTATCTATCGTGATATTTTTCTTTGTTAGCAGCGTATTCTTTACGGTTATATTCCCTACTGCATTCTATGCAAAAGCTATTTCTAAATTCATTTAAGTTTTTAATTTTATTGCAAATAGGGCAATGCTTTTTATTTATAAGTCTTAATTCATTTAGATATGATTTTTTTATTCTTTTTCTTTTCTCTTGCACTAAATCCCTCCAACCAATTAAGAAATATTATTACTTCCGATAAAGTATCATTATAGGAAGTAATTTTTATAGAGTTTATAAGCGTTTGCAGGTTTATTGCTATTTTTGTACTATATTTTAAATACAAATTGTATATTTAGAGGTGTTATACGTTATTTATGCATTGTCTTTCAGACACATAGTTTTCAATAAACATCATCTGATATTGCAAATAACTTAAAACACATGTATAACCACATTCAGGGCACGTTATTTCATACATCGTTTTATAGTCAATATAACGACTAACTTTCATGTTCTTATGCACACAGTTTTCTTGCAATAATTTAATTTGGCGGTTACAACTTTCAATTTCTATTTTATAGTTCTCAATATCATTAAGTAATAATTTAATAGCTTTGTTCATATAATCGCCTACTTTTTAATATTTATTCACATATTTTCATTAAAACACATTTATTTTAGCATTTTTATGTATATTATTCGTTAACATTGTATATTTATTCTGAAACCAAAAATAATACATCGTCTATATTTTCATTAACAAGGTAATAATCACCAATTACCTTAATATATGTTTTTCGATTATCTTCTACCGATTCAGCAAAAGAAACTATATGATCTATGTTTAAATATAGTGGTTTGTTATTTTCTGCATTAGTAAACTTAACTATTTTCATCTATATCATCCTCTTAACTTTTTCTCGATAAATTCCCAACAACCAACGGCAATAATTGCTAATACTAAATGTATGTACCAGTATTCAATAAGCCATTCCATTCTTGTCATATGTATAGCGTTGTAAAAAAAAGATTCCATATCAATTACCCTCGCTTTCAAAATCTTGCATTGATCTATCTTTAGAAGGATTATTTATCATATCAGCCAATGTAAGCATTTTGTTGTTTGATTCTTCTATTACATTAACACCATTGCCGTTTTTAGCTTCTATAATAGCAAGTTTTTTACGTTCAATTTCTAAGCATTGTTCTTGATACCATTTCTTATTTTTAAACTCAGGGAACATGCCTTTTATATCAAACAGCAACTTAATGGCTGTAGTATCACCCATCTTGCATTTGCGCATTAAGGCTTTCCATACATCAGGCAAATCTGAATTAGTATATTTATCAACAATGTTGTTTATGTAATTTATATAACGTTCATCTTTCATCCAACGATAAAAATTTCTCTCCGTCAGTCCTGCATCTTTAATCTTTTCGCCTTTAGTTCTTCTATCGGCAGGATCAGCAAGCATCTCTGCCATTGCTATCAATTGTGCGCTAGGTATCCATTCTCTGACGGTTTGTGTATTATTTTTTATTTTCCTTTTAGTGGTTTTCTTTTTCTTTTCCATAACACCACCTACTCACTTTTTAACTTAAATATGTCTGGAACATCTTTATTAAAATCATTCCAATTTATACCATATTCTTTTAATATTATTTCAAAATCTTCTATATCATGTGGTTTTATCTTTAATCCCCTATAGCCAATTTCTATATGTTTTAATTCATGCATCATCAAAATTTTCTTTTGGTTATCAGTCATGTAAGACATATTAGGCTCATAAAAAGTTATTATAAAATCAAATGGTAAATATGCTAGGTAAGAACTTGTTACTTTCCTACAATCTGCTGCTACCGTTCTACCATCTTTCTTTTTAGCTTCATAACTAATGACATATCCAACTCTTATTTCAAATTCATCTATAAAGTTTAATTCCTGAACATGTGAAATAACTTTTTTTCCTAATTCTTGTAGTTCTTTAGAAGTTTCATATTCTATAATATCTAGTTGTTTAGCATATTCAATAATTAATTCTCTTTTACGCTGTCTATCTTCTGTTATGCCTATTTTGCATAAAGCATTCAGAGCATTACATTCTATTTTTAATCGATTGCATTCTTCGATCAGTTCACATTTATCGCAAAATTCATCTCTTGCCACATCACCCCACCTACTTTACTCCTATGTGTTATTATTTAATAATTGTTAGCTCTACTTTAACTACTTTGTAACATTTACCGCATTTTCTTTTTTTAAATTCGAATTCCGCTTCTATTTCATCACTAAAAAGTTGTGCTTTATTTTCCGATACCCTTTGTCTACGTGGGTTATAATTATAATCAGTTCCATATAACCACTTTTTATTTCTAGCATTTATTATTGCGTACATAATATTCCCCCTTATTAAAACTAATTGTTATCGTTGTAAATACTAGTACTATTATAAATCCAATTATATTATCTATATCCATGTAATGTTCCTTTTAAAAATAACTATTGTGTTCGCTTTTTACTAATGCTTTTAATGTATCTCTTTGACTTTGTAACTGATCTAATCTATCTTTTGCTTTTGTCTCTAATGCTTTTTTTAACAACCAATCTTGCTTTGCTATCTTTACATCACTGTCCGTGCTTGCATATGCATTTATGATTGTCTGATTGCTTGCTTTAAGGTTGTGCTTTACTATTGCTTCTATTCTTGCACTAGACAGTAAGTCATCGTATACCGATTTAGCATTTGCACGATCTACTTTATATTGTGTTAGTTTAGGTCCTACTTCTTTAATTCTATTTTCTACTTTTTTTAATAATAATTGATGTTGTTGTAGTCCTGCGATTTCTGGAATAATTAAATCTTCATCATTCATTTATATCATTCCTTTTCTTTCGCATTTTAACTGTTCCATTTATTTACCCCATCCCTTTGTCTAAGGTATTCTTTGCATAATCTTTTTATTTCTCTTACATCTTTAAAATGTGCTCTACTATGACATTTATTACACAACATCAACATGTTTTCTTTTACATCTTCTTTATCTTTGCCATGGTTAACATGATGTGCTAATGTTCCATATTCAATATACTGTTCGTCTTCGTGTTCGCTTTGCAAACAACATTTACCGTTATCTAAGTTATATACTTCTATGTGTAATTTTTGTAATGCTTGACCTTTTAATCTTATTAGGTTTTGTTTTTGTAGCATATTGACCTCTTTTGCAAATTAAAAAGCACTCATATCAGTTAAGATATAAGTGCTTAATATTATGCTTATAAAATTATAAGTCCTGTTTCGCATACTTTCGATAATGTAATTATACTACCGTTTCCGTTGACTTTGGTCATTGACTAAATTATATTTCTAAAACTTTATCGTTAAATGCAATTCTAATTGTTACATCTAAAATTTTATTCATCCATCCAGTCATGCATTGTTTTGTTGGTGCGTCAATTTCTTTGCCATATCTATATTTAAACCACTCTATATATTTTACTTGAGTATAATCAACCCATCCCGGTCTTCCTATTCCTTTATTATTGCTTATCTGGCTTGCAGCATCTCTTCTAATTTCAAGATATTTTCTACTTTTTTCCGAAAGTGTTTGCTCCATCTTTTCAATAACCATAATCCATTTTTTTTGATATTCAAGATCAAGCAATGTCATTATCTTATTCGCACAAGGATTTCCTACACTAGTTCCGTGCGGCATACCATCATATTGTGTTGCCCCTAATGTACTAAAGTTTGCTGAACGTTCTATATAAGCTTTTTTTAGATCATAATAATTAAGTATCCATTTTATTGCTGTTTTATTTTGCTTTTCAATATCAATTATCATCAAATCACGCTCCGAATTATTTTATTTAACTGCTTAAATTAAAACTTATAACATCTTATTTTTGATGTAAAAAACGATTGCCCATTTCATATATAATAAATCCTTCTAAATCATCCATTGTGCCATGTTTACAATCTATTTTTTCTATATCATTAATACATTCAACTAATAATTTATTGTCATGATTTCGATGAGAAAACTCTTTTGCTAAATCTCTTAAGTTATTATCTGATAATTTTTCTAACCTCTTTTTTATTTCATTTCCACAATCCATGTTATCACGCTCCAAATTTTAATTTTAGGCATAAAAAAAGACCAAGAATATTAATTCTTAGTCTTGATCATTGTATGTATTTATTCATATTTAATACTTATGATTTTTATTGTTCCATCGGGTAATTTCACTAATGTTACTTCACTAGTCATATCTTCGCCATTTGATTCATCAATACTTTGATATACAATTCCTCTTCCTGCTATTCTTTTACATGACTCACACGGATGGCTTACATGATTTAAACATCCAGTATGCTCACATGGTTCTCCATCACGATATATTATTTTAACCATTTTTATTCATCCTTTTAATTAATATTTATTTAACCATTTTTATTCATCCTTTTAATTAATATTTATTTAACCATTGTCTCAACGATTTAAATTCAATCACATTTTTTTCTAATTCGTTTTTGCCTACGCATTGCAAAATATATGTAATTTCCAATAATAGCTAATCCTATTGGCAGTATGACTGTTAAATTAAACAGTAAATATTTAATAGCAAATTGTCCAAAAGTTAAATTTATTTTATCAATCATCCATGCAGTAAATGTAAAATCACTTATTGGCATTATTTCTATTCCAAACATTATAAAGTATCCTCTACTTTCCTAATTTACTCTCTTGTGCTCTAATCAACATATCTTGTAATTCTGCTATTCTTTGTTTTTGATCCTCATTTTCAGTTCTAAGATCATCTATAGTTTTTCTATTTGCAACATTTTCAAAAATGGTCATTTTTTCATAGTTTCGGTCTTTAAATGTTAACACAGAATTTTTTCTAATTAATTCGTCTTTTTCATTCATTAATATTTCTATTGATTTTTCATATTGTTTTATTTCTTGCTGCAACTCAACTATCTGTTTGTCTCCTATTAGCCAATAAATTAATTTTTTAAACATAATATCACCTCACATAAAATAAAGCGCAATATTAATTCCAACATGCGCTAACTACATATAATTATCTCATCCTACTTATTCAACTAAAATAACATTAAATTTAAGACCATATTCATTATCCTGCTGTGGCTTTTTATCAACATTCCAAACTTTCTTATATCCATAATCAATATACTCGTTAACTTCACAGTCGTTTAATATTTTTCTAAGTCCATGTTCCAAAGTTTTAATATTATTATTGTTTGTTATAACGCTATTCAGTTCTAATTTTATCCATACAGGCATTTAACTAACCTCCAAATATTTATTAAAATTAATATAATTATTTTGATTTTAGGGGTTGTAATTCAATTTTGATTGTGATATACTTAAATCAAGTTAAGGGAACAAATAAAAATCAAAAGGCAGGTTGATTAAAATGTCGGAAATTTGGACGGACGCAGCGGAACTTAAAGAATTATTTTTTGGTGATTTTGATAAAAGTGTAGAAAGTAAAATTAACGAAATTTGTGCCAAAATAATTGATGGTAAATTCGGCTTAGTGGTTCCATACAAAAAAGATAGTGCTTATATTGAAATGTTTGCTAAACAATTATTAAAAGATGATCCTAAAATTAAAGAAGATTATTTTATAAACACAAGAAATTTTTATAAACTAACAGATAAATTCGAATTAGAAAATGGCGAAGATGTTGCTGATGAAATTTGGGATAAATACGAAATATATAATAAATAAAGGAGTTGATTTGAATGAATACCGAAAAACTAATTGAAGATTTAAAGAGTCAGGGATTAGATGTTGAAATTTATTATGACAACAAATTTAACAATACTAGCTTAATTGTGAATGAAATTTTATTTAGGAAAAACGTTTCTTTCGGCGAATCAATGAGTGTAGAATCTTGTTTTTTAAAATCTACAATTAAAAATGTTTGTAAGCAAGCAGAACTGTTTAAACAAATGCTTAAAGATGAAGTGATAACAGCCGATGAGCTCGACGGACTAAATAACTATAGCGCATATATTTCCAGAGCAGAGGAATTTTCCGAAACACCTGAATACACAGATTATATTTTAAAATGTTATGGTGGAAAAATTAAATCAACAGCCGGTGGCTATCGCGAAGGTTCAGGGTATAAACCTACAGGCAGAAGTAAACACAATTATTATGTTACTCCCGAAGAAAACATAAAAATCAAAGAATACATCCAACACTTAAGGGCTACCGCAAAGTAGCTCTTTTTTTCATCTAAACAACAATCTAAAATTAACCAACTCTCGCCTAATAAACCTCACCCACCCCATATGAGGCTTACCGCTCGGTATAAACATCCACCACTGCATACAATTTTCTCTATCTAACCATATCATTACTGTATATTTGCCATTATGCCATTTTGTTGGCTTATTGCGTAAATCTATATTAAGTGCAAACTTCTTAGTGCCAATTCGCATGTTAACACCTTCTCTTAAATAAAAAAAGCCACCATTAAGGTGACTTAGTTTTAATTATTCTGTTGGTGGTTTTGGGGTTGGCATCCAGTGTGTCGCCTTTTTAAGTGTGTAAATATTATCATGTTCTTCATCATAAAAATGCTTGCTATTCCCTTTATCCTCTTCATAATCACAATACATACAATCAATCGCTCTGTAACTATAGCCCAATCTCGGCTTAACATAAATATCAACTATTTCTTCATGTTGTGGTAACCTATCACTACACTTTATCCACTCCATCAATCAACACTCCCAATCGTAGCCAATAAAGCAGCTCGGCAAATCGCCAATGTCGGTGTTTTGCATCCATGCACATGATGATCGTTTATATTGCAGTGCCACCCAATACCCTTAGATTCGTTTTTGAGGTAATTTAACACGAACTTACCTTGTCTTATGAAATATCTAGCTAGTTCCATTGCGTCATTCATATCTGTGCTGTAGTTTAATATATCATTACTACAATCTTGCACTTCATATCCAAACCCCGTTTCTGCAATCACCCTGTCAAGTTCACGCCCTGCTGGCATATTCATAATTTCATTTTTAGTCAATTTTACCACCGCCTAACTGTTTTAATTCTTCTAGTTTTTCCAAGCCAAGCGATGTAACTTTATTGAGCACAAAAGCATCGATTTCGCCTTTAGCTTCATTTACTGTTTTGTCCATCTGTTCATTGAATTGTGAATTAACGAATGGAATATTTGAATATATTTCAGTACAAAAGTTGCTAATTCTATTTTGGATTCCTTCACGTTCCTTAATTGTTAACGGCTTTTTATCAGATAAACGTTTGTTTACATCTTCGACCGTTGCAGTTAATCTCTTAGCTAAAGCTTGCATTTTAGCTTCAAACTCTTTTTCAAAAATCATTCGTTTATTTTCAAATGGGCAATTTTCTGTACGTTTACCATTGATTCTACGAATTGTCACAGGAACACCAGAGCCACAATTCATCGATGAAATACATTCTGCAAATTGTGTTTGTGACATTTCTACTTCAAAATACTCTTTACCTGCACTATACCAATCGGTGTTTAATCCTCTCGAAACAGAACCTTCACATAATCTTAATCTAATAGTATTGTTATGCATTATACTGCTACCAAATAATGCTGTATCGCCACCCTGTACACGACTAAACTGTAACATACCATAGCTTTCATGTTTTTGTTTTTCTTTTATTATATCGTCCATTACTTCCCATCCTCCCTGCTTTTCTTTAACCAAACGATCTCATAATTGCATGCATCTGCAATTTGTTCAGCTTCGGTATATTTCAATGTACCTCTACTTAATTTTTGGCTAAGATTTTGAACGCTACCAAACTTAGTTTTTTCGTTTAACTCATTGACCACTTGCGACATCGTTTTACCAGACTCTATTATTTTTGCCTTAACGATATTTATCGCCATATAACCACCTCTTGATTATATAATACTATAATTTTAATCATAAAGCAATGTTTTTAACTATATAATTAAATAAAGTGATGAGATTAAATTAAAGCAGGTTAGATAAGTGATGTTGTATACTCATCCTAAACCTTCCCTGTTATTTCTTTTTTGCGCTTGCTAAACTCACTATAGCACACATTAATTGGATCAAACCCAGAGCATTTCAGGCATGGTGATTGGCTTTTACATCTATCATCTTTTTGATCGTAGTGAAAACATTCGTTACACTGTCTATGTTGCATTATTTAGCTCCTTTCTTATTTTTAGGCATTAAAAAAGCACCCCGAAGGATGCTTAAAATAATCAATTATTAATTTATACTAACGGTTACACTTTCAAGTTTAGGATTCTCGAAAACAAATTGATTTATTTTTTCTTGGACTTTTGAAAACTTAACAGGCTTACTATTATGTGCAATAAAAATATCAAACTTAAAGTTATCACTAATAATTTTTTCAAACTTAAATTTAGTTCCTACGTTAAAATGAAACAAATAGTCTTCTATCTGCTTATATAAAACTTCATCAACAAATTCACTAAATCCAGTTCCTTTTGGAGTAATTTCTACTGTAAAAATTCTAAAAAACTTTCCATCTTCTAAATACATTTCATCTAATCTCCTTTTTCTATTTTCCTACTCTATTCGTCAAAAGGAGATATTTACCTGCAAAATTAACCTAAAAACTTAATTGCTAATATAATTCCGGCAATAACCGCAAATCCTTCCAACGTTTTTCCAACAAAGAGAAACTATTAACATTAAAAAGTTATCTATATTAATCACCTTCACAATTATTTATTAAAGCAAGTGGTTGGAATCGAACCAAAGTTTTCTGTTTCCACCAGATAAATCAACCCGGAATTTGTTTCTGGCACTTCCCACAGTGCAGCCACTTGCATATTATTTTTTATTTAGGGCGTGTCTACTTTTACTTGTGACACGCAACAAGTAGCCTTACTCGTCAGCTAATTTCGAGCCACCCGCAAACCAGTCTCTCAATTGAGCCACCTTATTACTAAGTCTCTCTTTGTGCGTTTGCCCCACACTCGCAAAACGCCATCATGCCCAAATCCGATTTTGATGAGTTTCGACTCTGTTTGGCATGTCCAAATGTATTAAAAGTGTATTTCTACAACTCTTCACACTATCATTTTATCACCTTACGCACCCCTAAAAGTGACATGTTTTTGACAATCTAGCCGATCAACTAATCCTAGTTCAATGCTGACAGCTAAAACTATTACATTTATCCATCTGTACATTGTTCTTTTATCTATATTTAGCTCTTTTGCTATTCCTTCATCAGTTCTAATTTGTGGCTTAGTCCAGTACTTTAATTCTACTAGCTTGTATTGTTCTTGTGTCAGTTCGTTAAGTACCGATTGTATAGCGGCTATTGTCCTCTCTATCTGTTTAAGCCGTTTACTAGTGATAAGTTGTAAGGCTTTTTTTTCGCACGTCCTACTAATGTCTGTACCTCTAATGCCGCTATCGTCAAACATTGGCGAATTTTCAATAATCTGTTGCCGCTCCTCGCCTAGATCACGTATTGTTTGCAAATAATCTCGCAATTCGCACTCAACATACGCTTTGATTTCTTTTTTTATCGCCATTTAATCACCCCTTAAATTCGCATTTATGGCAACCTAATCTTTCTTTAATTTCATCAAGCAACTTCATTGTTTTTATCATCATTCCACACGCTAAACCTGTTATTATTGCCACAACACTAATAAGCATAAATACCAAATTAATTCACCTCAATAATTAAATTTATCTTTGCATAAGGTTAATTTATTTTCCGTATACTAGGATTGTCTTTTTTTGTATAATTTGGCGTATTTCCATCCATTGCTAATACCTTCTGTCGTGTAACTACTTCTCCCTGCTTCGTAAGAATATACTATTCCGTCACTAAAACAATGGTAATGTCTTTTTTCCCATTTTTTATTATCTTCACTAACTAATATCTTCGTATCAATTTCAACCTTTGACCAGTCAAATTCTTTCTCACGTTCCCAAATTAAATTATCTTTCGTATAAAGAACTTCTTTTAATGAACCCGGTTGCGGATTATATACTTTTATTATGTTGAGGTAATCAGCATGTTTGCTAGTTAAATCATCGTTATAGCCATCACTTAGCAATGCATATGTAATTTCTCCTATAACTAAGTCTCCAGCAATTAATCTTCTGTCACCATCTTTATATTCAACAACCATTCCGCTTTTTAAATCATCTTTTGTGAATGTTTGTTTGTCTGGTTCTAAGTCTTTTGCTAAAAAAGTAACTTTGTTAAATTTAATACAACTTGATGAAATAAAAACTATTTCGTCTATATTGTTTTTTATACCTTGCGTATTATTTTTATTTGCTTCAAACAGTATCGACATATTATGCGTTGCCTTGTCTCCATCACACCATTTGATATTTTGTGTATCACACCATTCCATTAACGCCTTAAAATCTTCAAACGTTGGTGTATATAATATTACCTCACCTTTTTTAAATTGTTCTAGTAGTTTAGTATTCATGTTTATTCCTCCGTTATTTTAATTATTTTTCGCATAATCGTCACTGCTATTAATTGCAAGAATTAAACCGTTAACAAAGCAAGTTTGTTTAGTACCTAATCTTCTCCAGTCAACATTTTCAAAAACATCTAATAATACTTTTTGATCTTCTTTATCTAAAACTATTTGTTTTTCTATTATTTGTTTTTCTACTACTTCCATTATTTACACCGCCTTTGCAATTTTAACTTCTACTCTTGGATTATCAGAGTATTTTTTATGAACTATCAGGGTAACAATTTGGCTATCATCTTTGTATAAAATGCCATTGCATCCATCTAAAATTAGCTTTGCAACATTATCTGCATCAGGCTTTTTAGTTGGCTTGATTATCTCTGCTCTTGCTTGTTCTTTCCATTTTTTACTTTTGCTTTTTGGTATGCTGAAATATGCGTTTATAACTGCTACTAATTCGCATTGCAGTAATTCATCCGGTTTAACTTGTACAGCTTCGCTATAAACTAATTCTTTATACGATCTGCTTTTTTCTGGATCATATAATTTTATAAATCCGCCACGCGAAGTTGCTCTAGGTCTGCCTTGCGCTGTTGGTTCACCATATATAGTAAAGTTAATCATTTTCTCCCACCTTTGCAGGGATTTTACTCCCTACGTTTTATTTTTATTTCAATTCTTCTTCCCAATTCTTATCAAAGTCTTCATATGCCTTACTTGGTGATTTACCAAACCCTGCTACACCTTCTTGTAAGTTATCACCGTACAATGCACACCACTCATTGCCGTCAATTGTTAAATTTGGTTTGTAAATTGTACTAGGTCGTGTTGCTTGATAACCAATATCTTGATAATAAATTTTCGTTTGAAATTCTTCTTGATTATATCGTTCATTCCAGTATTCTTCTTCTGTTTTAATCATAGTCAATCACTCCTTAAAACTGGATTTCTTCATCTGGGAATACTTCTACTTCTTTGCCGAACGAATTTGCACCGTTATCTGCTTGTCCATCACTTGATTTCTGCTTACTACTCATAAACTCAATATTCTGTGCGATTACCTCTGTCACATAACGTTTTTGACCGTCTTGTGTTTCGTAATTACGAACTTGTATGCGACCTTCTACTAATATTTGGCTGCCTTTTAGTAAATTATTGCCAACAATCTCAGCAAGCTTTTGAAATGCTACCACCGGGATAAAATCAGTTTGTTTATGCTCTCCATATCCACTTGATATTGCTACATTAAAATTCGCAACTGCTGTGCCTGTTTGAGAGTATCTTATTTCTACATCTTTTGTTAATCTTCCAACCCCGATAAATTTATTCATTTATTTAACCACCTTATTATTAATTTTTTCTGTAAGCGCTCTTTTTATTGTCCATCCATATCTTACAATTCTATCTCGCAAAATTCCTTTTGTTAATTTAAGTTCTCTTTCCCACTGTGTTAAAGTTTTTGTTTCTCCATTATAAGTAATAAATATATTTGTTCTTTTATTGTTATTTTGTTGTTCGTTTGTAGCCCAACGACAATTGCTAGGTTCATAATTACCATTAACATTTATACGATCAATCGTTAACGTGTCTTTATAACCGTTGTCTAGTGCCCAATTATAAAAATTAATAAACTCACTCCATTTATTACAAACAACTATCCCTCTCGCTCCGTAATCTTTATAATGAATCTCGTTCTTGTTATAACATCTTGCAAGCATATTTATCCATGTTCTATATATTCTGGTATGGCACTTTCCATGTTTTGTATTTGATTTTTTAGTTGCAATTATTGAATTTTCTAACCTTATGCATCCACAAGATCGTGTATGTCCATTTAATAAATGTGAAGTTATAACTTTAGTTATTTTCCCACAATCGCACTTGCATTTCCATACCCTTTTACAACTTTTATTTATTCCTAAAAACTCAATAACTACTAGTCTACCAAATCGTTTGCCAACCATATTTATCATGATTATCACCTCTATTGATTATACCATAAACTACAATGAACTACAATTAATTGCTATAAATTAATTGTAATGATATAATGATTTTGAGGTGAATTACATGACTGAAAATAGAGGGTTAAAAACTAGAACACCTATTTCTAATTCAATTAAAACAGATTTATATTGTTGGCTTAAAGATTATTCAGAGTCTACTGGAATTCCAGTATCAAAATTATTAGACAAATCAATAGAATGTTTTAAAAACTCCGCTGTAAAATAGCGGTTTTTTTATTTTTATTTTATTTCTGGATCACGTGCTAGGCGTCCAACTAAAATCGTCTTGTTTATAATAATCCCATCCTTTTATTTTTATAATATAATCGGCAAGCAATTTCCTTTTACTTCGAAGTAAATAAACCTGCTTGATTCTTTAGTTTTAATTGCTTTTAATTCTTCTAGTTTTTTAATAATACGGCTATTAGTTGATTCTTTTTTAGTTAGTTTAATTCGTGTATTATATTTTTTTATTACTTCTTGCTCTATTAATCTAGCTTCCATTATTTCACCTCACTAGTTACATATAATAATTCAAAACACTCTGATCTTTTAATACTTGTAGGATAATATTGCACTCCTGCATGCTCGTTGTAGGTTACCTGTATTTGTTTTCCTGTTTCTAGCGCTAATTTGTCAGCATGTTCTTTTATTTCTGATTGATTAATCATTGCTTTTCACCTTCTGGAAAATAATCTTCATATTCATTTTCTGGAAAACAATTTTTATAATCATGTATTGTCTGGTCTAGCGATTCAAAAGTATCATTTAATTCAATAGCAATATAATTATTAAACATTTTTACGTCTAAACCACCATCACCATCATTTGTATCAACAATTTTCGCAAATTCTTCTAGATCATCAAAATAAACCGCTACCCATGAATGAATTTCACCTTTTTCTTTATATAAATGGCATTCTCTTTCTTGTAAAAAATTATATAATTCTGGTTCAACACTCATCTATTTCCCTCTTTTCTATATTCATTCATTCCACCGCTTACTAAATACAATTTCAACATTATCAAGACAATCACCAGCGCAAGGCAATTTTAGTTCATTATATAAACATATTGCACAAGGGATTGTACCAAATTCGTTATATCTAGTATTTTCTTTAAACTCTTTATCACTACATTCAGTCAACGCACCTATAAACATATCGTACTTAGTTAAACTGTTTAGTATAAAATTATAATTTAATCTATTAAATATCTCTATTGCTTCTTGTCTATCTTTTGGTATTGTGTAATTCAATTTTGTTCACCTTCTAACGCTTTATCCCAGCACTTTTCACACATTCCATCATTCGATCCTACATCACAATATGATTCGTCATAATCACTTATCTCAAAGGCATTGTCTAGACTATCATCAACACTGCTAGGGCATTCACAATAAAACTTACTTTCCCATATGATTGGGCATTTTTCTTTAATTATTTTAAGTTCATCTTTGATAGTTAACTTTTTACTCAATTTTGTTCACCTGCCAAGGATTGTTTCCAACAATTAACGCATTTACTGTGTTTTATCATATCGCATTCTTTGTTTGGTAAATCTTCAAAACCAAGTTCGCTAGGACAACAACCACAATCAGGACTTGCTAAACACATAATCAACTTTTCTATCGCTTCATCGTTGTATTTCACTTTGTATCACCTTCTAACTCTACAGGCGGTATTAACGAGAAATGTGTGTACTTGTCTTCTCTAAAGTTACAATCAAGATTGCTACCTATATCTGGTTGGTTGCCTGATTCTAAATCCCATAACAAAACGTCTCCGTAATCTTCGTGTATTTCTTCTATTGGTCTTAGCTTTGTAATGTTATTTAACGACTTTTCTAATGCTTTGTTGCGTTCAACCAACTCTTTTGTCTTATCTGTTATCAAGTCAAGTTCAATGTTTCTTAATTTTCCTTTTTCTATTGAGTCAATAGTATCTTTTCTAAACATTTTTATATCTTTTTCTAGTTGCTCTATGTACTCAATCAATTGTGGTACTGCTTGCCTTGCTCCTTGTATAAAAACAATTGGAGCGTCGTTATACATATTTTTTATATTATCTATATCTGGTCTTTTCAACTTACTCACCTCTTCACAATACTTCTTCATCTTTTAATTCGAAAACTTCATCAATTTCAGCTTCTGGTATTTCTCCACACATATCTAATAAATCACCTATAGTCAACTTATTAAATTTTCTTTCCGCTTCTTCTTCTGATTCTGCTTGTATAATAACGTTGCTCCATACTCTATCAATATCAAAGCTAATACTAAATTTTTTCATTTTTCATTTCTCCTTATCTCTTCACGATAGTTCGCATAATCCTATCTTTTGTTTCACCGTCAAACTTTTTATATTTCTTCTGCTCTTGATATTTACCGTATAAGCAATATAGGTATGCTAGTAACATTACTGTTGTAAGTATTGTTAGTGCATATAGTATTACTCTAAGTATTTGTGTAAATATTTCTTGCATATTTTCACCTCATTTTAGTTTTAAGCTAGTTATTTTATGCTTGTCTATATAAGTATGCTAGTCGTGCATATTTTGTTTGATGTTGGGGAAACTAGGTGGGGTATGTTTTATTTTGTAGTTACTTTTTATACTTTAATCGTAACAACCACAAGGCAATTGATCGCTTTCATACTCACAAAACAAACTAAATTCAGATTCTTTTGCATGTATGAATTTTTCCCAATTGTAACTTCTGCCTAATCCGTCAATCACTGTTAACTCTGAATTTCTTTCCATTTCAAAAGCTCTTTCTAATAATTCTGGATGTTCTTTTCGCATTTTTAATAATTCTTTCTTTTTTGTACTCGGGCAGAAGAAGCACGACGATTTACCCGGTAATTCTAGTCCAGCATCTAAAATTATCTGTGCACATTTATCACGATCAATATCCCATTCGATCAACGGATAACGATTGTTATATTTTTTATCTTCATAAATCTTTACTCTACGTTCTTCTCCTGCATCATAGCCAACCAACCTAGTTATTTTATTACCACTTTTCCAAGTATCAACGGCAGGTTGCCAATTATTTATGAATTTTTCTTGCGGTTGTATCTTGAATTTTTGTGAACATGTTTTAAATCCATAAGCAAGTGAAGGTAATGCTTTTTGTTGTAAACAATTTTGTTCTAAAGTAAGGATCTGCCCATTTTTATCAGTCTTTTTAACTACTATTATTCCTGGCATACCATGGTTAACCAACCAATCACTAAACATTTGCACATATTTATATGTTTCTGGTCTTTCTCCCCCTGTGTCAGCAAATAATATTAAATCTACTTTTTCTTTACGTTTTACACATTCAATTAATTCTGCTGTGCTATTTGTTCCGCCACCGTATGAAGCTACAACTAGTTCCATTTAACTACCTCATTTCTTACCAAACTTTTCCCTCATATTTTCTAATTCTTCACGTATTAATTTAAGTATTTTATTTTTAAGAATACCTTCTGAAACTTCTCTACCTTCTGCTCGGCTCATATCTCCAGAATAAATATAAATTCCGCTACCACATTCTGCGCTACTTATAACTTTTTCAAAAAACTTTATTTGTTTTTCCAATTCAACCAGTTCATGCAATTCTTCACTTGTCATTTTAACTACCTCATTTCTTATATGTACAATCTGCTATACGTTGTAATGTGCGCTCTATTTTTTGTTTCTTGATTATATTGAATTCTGCTGTACTTCTAAGCAAATACTTTAATTGCTCTAATACGATTTCAACGTCAGCCATTTCCTCAATTACATGCAATGAATTTTCTTCGTTATCATCATTATGCAATTTTGCAATAGCTTGTGTTAGTTCTGCCATTTCTTCGACTAATTTCATTACTTGCTTATGTTGAAAATAATCTGCTATTGTTTTTAGGTCTTTATCTATCATTGTTTACTCCTATTTACTTCTATAAAATTTCTAGACAATTTTACGTATTTCTTATGATAAAACAAAACCGTATTTCTTAATCTATCTCTATTAGTCCTATTGTCACGTTTTGAATTATGTAATCGTTGACGTAATAATTTAACTTCTTTTTCAAGATCATTGCATTTGTCACTTAATAAATCTTCTTTTGTAACATATTTAGACATTACATATTTGTTGCTATCTATCATTTACTTACCTCCATCATTAAAATATGGACATTTACCTTCATCCCTACTAATCGGCACATCATACTTTAAAAACATATCTCTTAAACTACACCGTTCCGGCTGTCTACATCCTTTACAGCATTCTTGGACATAATATTCAACTAATTTATAAAAATCGTCTCGCTCTACTTCTACCGTGCATACGTCTTGCCTAACTTCACTCTTGCGGATAATGTCCATCTTCGCACCTATCCAAGAATTAAGCCTGTTTTTAAGTAATTTGCCTTGCTTCTTATCAAGTTCACTGCAAATTGCTACATAAGCCTTTTCTGTATATGTAGAGGCCATACTAACTGCTCGCTTTGTTTCTGCTGACCAATCTTTATCTATTCGTTTACGCATTTGTTTTAGATTTCCGCACATATAACCAATGACGCCTAGGTCGTTGATTCCTTGTGAGTTTAGGTATTTCAATTAGCTCGTTCCTTTCACGGCATTAATTTAGTAACCTTGCTAATTAAATTTGCCGTTTTATTTTGTCCGCCCATTATTTGCATAACATTATTATTTATTCGATCTTCTTTTTTACGCTTACATACACTTTCATATAGCCGTAAAAACTGTGCTCTAGCAGTTCCTATTTGGTCGGTAGGAGTTTCACATAACCCAATCCACCCCATTGCCAAAGCTGCCGTTTTAATCTCTGGTGTCGAAAATTTAGGCTCCTTGTATATAAATGCTTCTTGCATTTGTCTTTGTACTTCATTCCATGCTTCGTCTGGTGATTTAGCTTTTGTTTTTGTGGCAACTTGTACCATATCGTTAGACACTTCCATGATCTCCGCGATACTGGGGAAGAATTTGCATGTACGCATACATTTTAATACTCCAGCTTTTAGCTCTTGTTCTGTTAATTCAGATAGAACCGTTGCATACAGGCTCATGTTTTCCTCATTCATCCCCGAACGAGGAAACGCTAACATTAATGGTGCTAGTATCTTCAATGTTTGTTTCTGGTCCATCATCTTCCCCCAATAGATTTTTAATCATATCTAACTGACTTTTAGGTTTATTATTCTGTTTATTGCCGGCTAGTTGATTAAGATATCCATCAAATTTATTACCAAACAGTGTTTCTGGTCTTAAAAATTTAGCTTGTTCTGTATTTAGCCATTCCGTAGCTTTTTTATCAATAACCGTTTTAAAATCATCAAGCGTGTATTTTTCATTCCATCTAGCACGAATATGTTTTTTATGTCCTTCTGTTGTGTGTTTATAGTTGGTTCCGCACACTTGATTTAGATGGTCAATAATTTC